TGAATATTTAAAAAAGATAGAACCTAAAGACGATGAAGAATGTGAAAAAGTAGACTTTACAATTTGTTTTAATTAATTAATTCCGAAATAATTTCATCAAAACTAAAATCTGTTAAATCTTTTATTGAATTCATCATTTTAATATAATTTGATAATGATTGATTATGATTTAATATTGATTTTGCTCTTGATATGCAATGTCTTCCACAAGTAGCAACATTTTCATTTTTTTTTTCTTGAAATACTTTTGAATTATAAACAATATCATAATGTGTTGATGCATTTTTTAAAAGATGATCCAAATATGGATAATCATCAATAGTATGTTTATATTTGTTTTCTATCCATTTTAAAGGTTCATTTATTTGATAACCATAACTATCGAAATACTCAATAGTTGGTTTTTTTGTTTCTTCATCAATATATTTACCTAAAAGCGTCCAGTGTCCATAATTGGGCTCTCTCTCCCATATTATAATAACTACATCATTTGTATTGGGTAATAACTCATCAATAGTTTTATAATCTTTTAACTCTTGATGTGATACAATTTTCACATCTGGTAAATGTGCATTAATTTCAGAATCTGATAATGCTTCTGTTTTTAATTGTTTTATTTCTCCTCTATTTAATCCCGACCCTTCTAATGTTCTAAGATATCTATTTAATATATTAAATTGTTTTTTTACTTTTTGTTCTGATAATGGTTTTTTACTAAATCTATGTCCTGTTTTTGTATTTTCGACAAAATAACCATTTTTATTTGATATTATACGAAATGGCATTATAATATAATTATATAATATATTTATAAATTATATATATATTATGAATAAAGCAGAAATAGAAGCAGTAAAGAAAATGCCAAATAGTGCTTATAAATCAATGAGATTATCACAGTTAGGAATAACACCAAAAAATAAAAGAAATAAAAATGAATTATTAACCTGGACAAAAGAACAATGGTTAAATCTTAATGCATTAATTGATGTTGGTAAAGAATTGCCATGTGGTGAAAAGTATAAGGGACAAACAGACAAAACAGTATGTAGACCAAAAAATAAAATTAATAAAAAAACACCCGAACCACTTGCATATGATTTAACTGAAAAACAAATTAAAGAAGCTATAAAGAGAAAGAATAGAGGTGAAAGAATTAATTGGAAAGAAATAAAAAATATTAAATAAATTAATTAAAATAATTTAAATAATTAAATAAAAATAAAATAAAATAAATATATATAATATATAAATATGGAAAATAATGCATACAATCGAATGATAGCCGGTGAAGTTGATAATATTATTAGAAATTTTATTAATTATCAACAAAAAACAGGCAAGGAAATGAAAGACGATTCAATTGTTCCACTTGTTAATGCCAATACTTCATATGGTAAAGGTCAAATGCATGGCAGTGGTGTATTTGGTGATATACTTGATACTGTAAAGGCGGTTGGGAGTATTGCTCCTCTTGCAATTATGGCATTAAAAGCAGCAGGCAAACCAAGAAAAGGAGGGAAAAAACGAGGTGGTAATATATTTGATGATGTTCTTGATGGTGTGAAAACAGTTGCCCCTCTTGCTATGATGGCATTAGGAAAACAAAAAAGAGGCGGTGAATTTAAAACTGTTCCTACTAGAGCTCTTGCACCGGCTAATATTCGCGCATCTGCTAGAACTGTTCGTTCAGGTAATGGTTCATATGCTCGGGCTATTGGTTGCGGGGCTATGGATAGCGAAATGTTTGAAAAGAATGGGGGTTCAATATTTGGGAGTCTCATACCATTTGGTAATATGATAGGATTAAACGAAGATGGAAAAGTTGCCGGTAAACGTCGACCTGGAAGACCAAAGAAAGGGGGTTCATTACTTGGTTCTATCATTCCGTTTGGTAATATGATAGGATTAAACGAAGATGGAAGATCAAAGAAAGGGGGTAATTTTTTTGATGATTTAGTTTCTGGTGTAGGCTCTGTAGTAAAAACAACTGCTCAAACATTACCTGATGCAATACAAATAGGTAAATTATTAACTAGAGGTAAAGGAAGACCAAGAAAAGCCGGCTCAATTGGTGTTGATTTAATGGCTGAAACTAAAAATAATTTATTAACTCAAAAAAGAAGAGCAAAAAAAGGAGGTAATATATTTGATGATATAGTTTCTGGCGTTGGTTCGGTAGTAAAGGCAACGGCTGATACATTACCTTCAGCTTTAGCAATTGGGAAGATGTTAGCAAAAGGAGAACCAGAATCAGAACAAGAAAGAGTTGGCGAAGGTTTTCTCGATGATGTATTTTCAGGCGTTAAATCAACTATTAGAAGTGTTCCAGGAGCATTAAAACAAACTGTAGATGTTGCTCGAGATATTAGCGATATTAGAAAAATATTAAAAGGTGGTAAAAAAGTCGCTAAATCTTCTAAATGGATTGAACACTGTAAAGCATTCGCTAAAAAACATAAGATAAGTTTCAAAGATGCTATGAAAGATCCAAGATGTAAAAATAGTTATAAAAAATAAATAATAAATATATATAATATATATAATGCCACTGGTAGCTGATAGATTTTTATTTAATAAAATTAATAAAGAAGCATTAGAGGAACAAAGTGCTGACGCTGAAAAAATAAAGAAAGAGATACAGAAAATATATTCTAAAAAAGAAGATATTACACCTACTGAAACAATGAATGAAAGAGATTATAGTTTTTTTTTAAAAAGAGCGAATGATTTTGGTTTTTCATTGTTTGATTTTTTAAAAGTATTTGAAGATGTTCAAGATGCTAATTTTGTTAATAATGTTAATAGTGCATATGCAGATGTTCTTTCAGATTGGAATAATTTAGGATTGTCACTATCTAGACTAAAATATAAAAAATTAATAGAAGCAGATAAAAGAATTGTAAAAAATAGAATCGATGAATTTAAACCGTCTTTACAAATAATATCTACAGAATTACAAAATAATGCAAACGATGAACCTGATTTTTTGGAATTAAAAAATAAAATCGATATTATTATAAGACAAATTAATGAAGATTTATATGACCAAATTTCATATGATATTTAATTTTATAATATAATTATATATATATATTATAAAATGCCCTTATTAGCTAATCAATTTGTTATAAAAGACATAAAAGAATATGATCTCGAAGGTTATGAATTAAATAATGAAATTGTGCAAAAAATTAAAGATATTGCTCTTAAATATAAACAACAAATAGAAGAAACGAATCAGTTAGAACCATATTTTTTACTTAAATTTAAAAATTTGGTTAATAATCTTCAATATGAAATATATAAACTTGATAATTTTGTAGTTCCAATAAATGAAATTACTGGAAGATATCAATTTGAAGAAAATATATTTACTTTGATTAGAGATTATAATAGATTAGTTACATTTTTAAAATTTGATTTGAAATATGATAATATAAGTAGTATTAATAAAAATTATATTGATAATAAATTATCAAAAATAGCTGATAGTATTGAATTAAATAAATTTTCAAATTATTTACAATTAGGAGAATTACCAAAAATTGCTTTAGATGCGTTAGCTGATATGATTCAAAATATTAAGAAAAAGAATTATGATATTGTTTCATTTGATGAAGATTCTGAATTAATTAATAAATTTAAAGAGAAACAAGAAGAAAAGGTTGTAAAAGAAGAGGATGAGGAAGAAGAAAGATTAAGACAAGAAGAAAGATTAACACAAGAAGAAGAAGAAAGATTAAGACAAGAAGAAGAAGAAGTTGATAAACAAGATTTATTATATCTTGATGAATTGTATAATGATACAATTGATGAATTGAACTCTTTACCTGAATCAGAAAAAAATAGTTTTCTTGAAAAAAATATAATTAATATTAGAAAATTTTATGATGATGAATATAGAAATGATGTTATTTTGTCTATTGATAATATATTAAAAAATCTTGAAGATTTACAATTAAAATTATTAAGTGGTAAAGAAAAAAGTAAGAAAATAAAAGAAGAGAAAGAAATTAAAGAAAGAAAAAAAGAAGAAGAAAGAATAAGACAAGAAGAAGAAAGAATAAGACAAAAAGAAGAAAGATTAAGACAAGAAGAAGAAAGATTAAGACAAGTAGAACCAGCAGAACCAGAAGAAGACGAAGAGAAAAAAGAATATATAGATGATGAATTAGAAGAGATAAGCGATAATTTAAGTGAAGATGACGTAAAAGTAAAAGATTTAAAACAACATATGATCGATCGAGGATTAGATAAAACAAAGATTAAAGGATTACGTTCAAAACAAGATATATTAAAAGTGATCCTAGAATTAGAAAGAGAGAAGATAGGAAAAGATTACGATGAAGAAAAAAGAGAAGAAAAGAAAAAAACTTTTAAAGAAGAATTAGATAGAATGACTAACGATGAATTAAAATCATATATTAAACAAAATATTACTGATAAAGGTTTATCCAAATTAAAAAATAAAAAAGATTTATTAGAATTTATATTAAATAATCAATTTCCCCAATAATAAAATATAATAAAATATAATATAATATAATATTATATTATTATATATAATGGACTTAGCTACTGCATCTGTTCAAGCTCCAAGCGTTTTAGATAATAAAATATTAGATATAAATAATAGATATCTTTATGAAGTTTTTAAATTTAAAAATTCAGTCCCAAAAGTTGTAGGAACAGCATCATTACAATCTCAGTTATATCCGGCTGATATTGATATGTTATGTGTTATTGATGAAAAACCAAGGGGATTTAATGAAGTGCAAAGACAATTTATAAAAATATTTAATCGTATGGAAGCAAAAGATAATTTATTTTTTGTAGAATTTAAATTACAGAATAAAATTAAAGAAGAAAAATATAAATTTTTTGATATAAATGATGTCGATGGTGATTTTTTTAAAAATCATTATGATGTTAATAAAATTGATATTTGTAAAATTGACATTATACAATATCAAAATAATAAATTTCAAGATGTAAGTATTATTTATTTCTTTAATAAAGAAAAAGTTGACATGAATAATTATTATGATAGTGTTTTACAAGACCAAAAAGATTATTACAATGAAGGTAAATATTATAAATCATTAAAACGACTAATGGTATCGTTGAAACTTCAAGACCCGCAAAATGTTAATATGATTATAGGTATTACTAACTTTTTTAATTCTGAAGTTGGTCGAGTTTATCAATTAAATAATTTTATTACAGCTTGTTTAACTTATATTAATAAATATGGTATGGATGAAAGAGTAAGATTATTTTTAAACAAATTTAAATTGCCCGATAATATAACAAAAGAAGAATTAGAAGGAATTTCAAAAAAATTTGAAAATTTGTATAATAAAGAAGCTAAGAAATTTTATGAACATTTTAAAATACCTGTTGGCAAAAAAAATATACCATTTTTGAAAAAACGAATGTCAAATATGAAATAAATTTAAAAAAAATATAATCTAATCATATATATAAATGGCTTTTAACATTCAAGATAAAGGCGGTGAAGTAGCCGTCATAAAAGAAAATAAAGAAGACGATATTGTCGTTTATTTAGATCCAAATTATGAAAAAAAAGACGAAAATAAAAATAAAGCGTTAAAAAAGAATCAAATAAATTATTTAGATAAAATTGACCTTGATAAAAATCAAAAGTTTTATCCATATCCAAATACAAAACAAGAAAGACAATGTTTATTAATTGTTGGTCAGTCTGGTTCTGGTAAAAGTTGGTATCTAAATGAATATATGAAAAATTATAAGAAAGCATACAAAAATAAAAGACCTATATACTGGTTTAGTAATATTAAAGAAGATAAAAGTGTTAATGAAAAATTAGTAAAGAGGGTTGAGCTTAACGATTCTTGGAAAACTGAACCGCTATCATGCGAAGACCTTGGAAAAGATGGTTGTTTAGCTTGCTTTGATGATATTGAAATGATAAAAGATAAAGTAATAAGAAATGAAGTTTTTAAATTTATAAATGAAATTTTAACAACTGGTCGACATTTTAATATTTCTTGTGCTCTTATTGTTCATTATGCGAATAATAAACCATATTTAAGGGACTTTCTTAATGAAACGCATTCGTTTACCTTCTTCCCGCGATCAATGAATAGACAAACGAAATATTTATTAGAGAATTATATGGGTGTTGATAATGATGAAATTAAGAAAATTAAAAAATTAGAAAGTAGATGGGTCACAGTTTATAAAAATTATCCTAATTGTGTATTATCTGAACATAATCTTTTTATGCTTGCAGATATGGATGATGATGAAAAACCTAAGAAGAAATAATCTCTTCACCAATTTTTAATAATGCATTCTTTTCATCTCTTATATATCTTTTTTTTATTGTAAGGCAATCTTTGTCATAATATCTAAATAAATAAGTTTTTCCATTATTTGCACCCCATAAATATAAATTATTAAATTGATATATTTTTAATGGGAACATTTCTTCTACATAATAATAACAGTTTTTAAATTCTTTTCTATGTATTGTCGACTCTAGTTCAATTTTTTCCATTTGATTTTTTCCATTTAAATATATCTAATGTTGGGGTTCCTATTATTCTACCTGTTTCTTTTTCTTTCATCCACATATTAGGCACAAATACTTTTATTAAATAATCTTCAATTTGATAATGTATTTTATATTTTGCGTCTGCTAGTTCTTTTAATATATTTGGTAATTTATACCAGTCTTTATTTAGAACGCCTATATCAATATCATCATCATGAGGGATTATATCCTTTTCTCGTTCTGCTCCTAAAAGAGTTCCACCATCAATAAAATATTTTATACTATGTTTTAAAAATAAATTATGAATATGAGACATCAAAGTTAATAAACATTCTTTATGGCTTTCTGGTAATTC